TCAAGCACCCATGAACAAGCCAACTCCGGGCGAAGCCGCTAGCGGCAGGCCGTAGCCGATCAGGCAGCATTGATCCAGCGCGAATAGAACCACAGATTCGAGATTCAGTCCCTCGGCTATGCGAGTTTCTTTAGCCCACGGAGTCATGTAGTCTCCGATACCTACCAAATGTGCACTCTTGGCGGGTGCAAACCCCAGTTGCATCGGCAGATTAATGGAAGTCATCACCTGATCCAAATTGCAGTCGCCCGTGTAAGTGAAGTTTTCGGTCTTGAAACAGCTTAAGGCCGCCGGAGACCATTGACCCGGCAAGTTAATTACGGATGTGAGTGGAGCATCGTTTGTATCTGGCGGGTAAAGCACTTCGAACTGCGCGTGTGGGTACGTCTGGCGGACGAAAGACATGATCGCACTGGTAAACTGGCCGATCAAACCGGGCAGAAAACTGGCTTCGTCCGGATATTGAGTAGGGTCGTTGCTTGGATCCGTGAATACATGCATCTGGCGGCCGTATTGTGTTTGAAACGCGGTCGTCGTATAAGCGTCGTAGAATGGCATGCCGCCGTCGGCAATCGGCGTCCAATCTCCGTTCGCGGGGTCAGTAGGCGGACAAAAGTACCACCATTGCACCTCCCCAAATTGCAAATAAGGCTGAACACCTGCGGCGTTCATAACGTTGGCCATATCGAGATAGGCCTGCTGCCAAAACACCAAACTGGCAGTTGAGAAGTTCGTCTGCAAGGCCGGAGTGTTGACCATGCAGGGGCTGCCGTCGGGATAGCACTGCGCGATCCCGGTGGTTGCCGATGGATCTCCGTTTCCGAGTTCCATGCTGAACGCCGCGGTGGGCTCAATGCCATACCCATTCAGCGCCTCAAAGTAGCTCTGGCTCCAGTCTCGTGCCGCCCGGTTGATACGCGGCACCACATTCAAATCCGTCAGCCATGTCCCGTCTACGCCGCCAGCCAGAGCGTCGCTCGTTTGCACCAGCAACTTGCTACTGCTGCCAACATTCGCGGCGAGGGCGAGCCCATTGCCCGCCGTACCCATGATTCGTGATGTGACGGTAAGGACACCCTTTTCCGCCTGCGCCCAAACCCCAGTGGACCCTTCGTTAATCAGTAACGCAAACGCTTGCGCGAGACTGGCGGGTGTGTCACCGATCAGGTTGAGATGCGTAAAGACCGTCGGGCCAAGGGAGATCTGGGTCGTATCTCCGAACTCCGATGCCCCTGCGAACGTAATCGTGCCGGTAGCATACTGTTGCCCTGAGCAGACTAGCTCGTAGAACCAGAGAGCGCCTGCGTAGTGATTACCCCTGCCAGTGAACCCGAGCGTCTGAATCTGCCACGCGGTCCGCTCAGGCGCTAGCGCCTGTGAGTTTAAAGTATCCCAATCGGTCGCCAGCGCGGTCTGGGGATCAGCAGTGTAGGTGGGCAGATCTTGTGTCGGGATGGCGATTTCCAGAAAATCGAAATAGAAGGGCGATCCAGCCTCGCCAGCGTGTGTAATAGTGACAGTGTGCTGAGTGTCTCCGGACAGGGTACCAAGGTTCCATCTCACAAGCACTTGCTCATCCGCGAGGGCCAACTGTAGGACCTGAATGGGGTTTTGGTCAACCTCAACAAAAAGCGGGGCAGAATTGGAGAGCCTCTGTGTCCCCAGATTCAAGACATGGCTTTGCGGCGACCGGTAGGAATAACTAACGCTTGCGCCCGGCGTGATAGTTGAGCTAATCGTTCCGCCCGAGTAGTTGCCAACAGCCGACGTCCACTCGCCTGTGTAGATTATCGCGGTATCATCGTCCTCTGTGCGCCAGCTTCCTATACCTGCTACCTGATAGCCGCGATTTGAGCCGGTCACGTTCCAGTTGGAAACCGTGACCGCAAACTCCCCGCGCTCGAAGTTACCGGCCTGCAGCGCGGCCGCCCAAGTCCAGCGCATCTTTCGCACTGCGTTCATCGGCACTGACACCGTCGCGCCTGTTGAATCGATACCAGTGATCGAACTGAAGTCCAGGTTAATCTGCCATTGGCTTGGCGAGACTCCCCCACTGAGTAATTGCCACGCTGGACTCCAACTCTCCGTTGGCGTACCCGCGGTGTTGTAGGTATTGCCGTACACACCGATTTGGTTTCCGTTCTCTCCGGCGTTGCTCCCGGCGAGCGCTACTGTGATAGAGTTGCCGCTCGCCGAGGCCTGCATGGTTTGGGAGAGAGTATTGATACTGTCTGATAGTGCTGATATGGCCGAGCCGAGGGTATCTGTTCCCAAAAGCTGATACGTATAATGCTCCTGGTCCCACGCAAGTTCAATATAGTCTCCGGCGCTTGCTGCACCCTGCAACTCGAATGTCGCACTGGCTGCGGCATAACTGCCTGCGACTGGCGCAGCGTACTGCATCAGGGAAATCTTGTAAATCTGCTCGCCGGTCCCAGGGTCCGCCCAGACCCGCAGACTTGGCCAGTCGACGGTAGGATATAAATTGGAATCGATCGCGATGCAATTAGTGCGCGTCTCGCAATAGGATAGCTGCAGTCCGCTTAAGTCGCCGTCAGGTAGGTAGCGAAATGCCGGGTGCTCGAAAACGTTGTCGCGGTTCCATTCAATGACTACCCAATCGGACTGTGTTCGCCAGCAGCCTGAAACCGTGAAGCCACTTGAACTTGTTACGCTGAGAGCTGCCACCGCCGAGGGCTGATAGAAATAGCATTGTAGGTCCTGATTGGGGGTTAGCTTCTGTAGTGGAAACATGCGCTTGATGATCCTACAACCGCACGATGACTGTCATGTCCGCACCCGGGCTATATTGTCCGACAGCGGTAATCTGCAAGCTAAGTTGCGCCTGAGCTGACAACGGGAGACCAAAGCCATCTACACTGGCTGAAGTGGTAGCACCATCCGGAATAGTCAGTGTGCAATATGGAGCGTTATTTTGGCTTATGGACAGTTGGACAGGGCCTCCCGTTGGTGCTTGTTTGACAATCGCGTAAATGTCGCGGACTGCGTGGGCGGACTCCACGACGATATTCGGAGCCGGATTGCTGTCCACGGCGAGAAACCCTTGTACCTGAAACGAGTACTGGCCGCCCGAGAGGGTTCGTAGGCCGAAATCCACCGACTGTGTCAGATTCGTCGCTGCGGTCGGGCTGTTTCCCCGGGAATTTGTGACGAACAATGCCGCACTGGCAACTCTCGTGTTCGGAAGCGATATGGGATAACTCCAATTGCCACTGAGTGGGCTTCCGAAGAAATCCAACGGAAACGGGACTATGGTAACCATGCTCGACAATTGAAACGCGGCGACCTGCGCGGCGTGAGAGGCTGGGGTAGTCCCGTGCATGCCGCGCGCGACCTGGTATTGCAATCCGTTATCGACCACCGCCGTAACCTGAATGACTTCCGCCTCGACCTGCACAAACGAACCGGCCGTGGCCGTCCCGGCCTGCGAGAGGTTGAGTACCGTGTCTGTCGCGTCCATGGCTGATGCCAGGGAATATGGTGTTGTACCCGTGAGTTCATCCCAGTAATAAAGCGTCAACGTGCCAGCAGTAACACTGTGGGTATTAGTCAGATCCGAAAATGCCACGCCGCTCAGCGCCACTGTGCCACTTTGCAATGGCGGCATACCAAGACCAAATAGCGGTTGTGGTGGCGGCGCCATATCACCGATACCGCCGCCGCCGACCGTCCACCTCGTCAAGGTCGAAAGCAGCGCCGGTCCTTCAAGGTTATTGACGTTCGCTCCTCGACCCTGTATATGTAGCGTCGTTCCTGTTTCGTTTGGAATCTCAAACTGTATCGGGCTGGTCTTCGTGGCAACTGCGAAATGCCAGGCGGCCTCCGCCACAACGAAGAGACTTGTGGCGTCCGGTTGCACGGACCATGATTGTGTGAGGGTAATGGTCGTCGACGTGTTTGACGCAATGCTGCACTCTTGGTCGGCTCCTGTACCGCTGAGGATTCGCACGATCATACCCGAGTAGTTGGCGTCCCCCATTTCGGCGGTGGCGTTGCCAACCGTATTGGCTGTCGCGATCGTCGCTGCGAGGGGAGGCTGGAGCTCCGTACGCCAATAGAAGTTCGCGTGATCAAAGTTCGGGTCAGGCGGCGTCCATGGTTGATCCGGCAACCCTGTATCAGTGAAGCTCGGGCTCAATTGTTGGGCCGACGCGATGAGGCCGAACTGCTGCGGATTGGGGCCGCGGTAAGCATTGAAGCTCACCGTGCTGGCGTCAAAACTGAGCCCAGTGAGTGTCACGCTGTTCGTATCGGGCCCCGACGGAATACTCGCCAGTACAGCAAAAGACAGAGAGCTCTCATTTCCCGCTGAATCGAGTGCGCTCACGGCGTAGTACAGGGTTTGATTACCGCCCAACGTGCCGCCGCCATTAATCGTCGCCGCGAGGCTAATCAATGGTATGTTAGGCCCGCCCGCGATTGTCGTTGAAGGTACCAGAAATCCTACCGTTACTTCTTCACTGGTGCCGCCATCACTGGTATTGCTGGAACTCTCCGTTATTTGATATTCCGGGTTGCCGTAGGAATCAATAATGTTGCCTAACAGCGGCTTCGGTAGACCGATGCCGGAGTTCGGTTGAAGACTGGCGCCCGTTCCCCCGGGTATTTGGCCGTTTGTGTCCAGATACCACTCGTCTTGCTGAATTTGTGCAGTGATCGTGGTAATTCGGTAGTTGGCCCCGGGAGCGATTTTGGTTATGCGAAAGGGCTCACGTTCAAATCCTTCTTTCAGATAGGTGACTGCAATGATATCGCCTGGACGCAATCCAAGGGCCTTCACGCTGGTATCGAACGTGACGTAGGTGTTTCCACTCACCGATTTGTCCAACACAAACCGCGAGACTCGTGCTGCCTGGTCATAATTGGGAATCCCGAGTGCCTTTAGCGTTGTGGCTATCACCTGGCCTGAAAGCTGGACATCATCAACGTCGACTGTAAGCAGGCTGTCCTGCTGGTAGCCGTTAAATGCATCTTGAAACTCGACGGTCACCTGATTTGGTGTATCCGCAATACTCCGGGAGGAGATCTGTACGCTTGGCTCACCATTGGTTTTTCTTAAGATATTCGCGGTTCCTGTCGACCCATCGCTGAACTCGTACGCCGGCCAGCCACCACTCAAGGGTTCAGTACTGTTGCTTCCGGCCGGCAGTGAAGGCTGTTGAAGTGCAATCGTGTTCTCAACCTGCAGCTGTAATAACCCAGTCATGCTGTAAGTAAATAGCAATCGTGCCGTATTTCGAATTCCTCTGATCGTATCTGCTGCGTTGCGTCGGTCTTGTAAACACAGATTGCACTGAAAGCGCGGAATCATCACGCTATTTCCGTTCAAATCCTGAGTCTGAATCTGTTGATCGCAGTATGCCGCCGCGCCCGCGAACGAGGTGAGATCGATGTTGCCAGTGCTCCATCCGGCGCGCTGCAGGATGTCCAGAAGAATCCAAGCCGGATTTGCAGTGAACTCGGTGCCTTGGTAACTGCCGTCTGCACCATATGTCGGAAGCTGCAGGCCGTCCGCCAGAACCTGAATCGTCGGTAGTGACTGCCCGTTGCTGATCTGGTTAGGCACGACCACCGACAAGTACGCCATGCTGCCATAAGGATCGCCGGCTGGATTACCTGCGGCATCCTTGAAATCGGGGTTGAAAGCGCCGTTTCGGGTACCCGCGCTGATCAGGTTATACCAGCCAGTGGCGGTCATATTCTGGCTGGACACACCAACCGGGATCTCGATCTGGTTCACCAGTACCACCTGCACGCCCTGGATGGGACCCATGCCCAGTAACACTTCGATATGGGTCAGGTTCCCGTCATTTCGCGTGAAGACGATGGGAGGACAATACCAAGCTGTGCCATACAAGAGCGGAACGAAATCATTGTAAATCGCCTGATTGTCGCCCACGGCCGCATATTGCCATCCGCTTCCATAGCTTCGAACTAGAATCGAGGAGGGCACAAACTCCAGGCCGCCGTACCGGGCTGGGCCGAAAAACATGCCGCGCGCTTCGCAGTCCGTTCGTGTGTAAGCGCATGATGTGTACGGCGCGCCGCCCACCAGGGCGCCCGCACCACCTGGTTGGTCCGGCGAATACCCACACGGATAGAACAGCGAGTATGGTCCGGCGCTGCCGCCGTTTACAGCTTCCTGCCGCTGTTGTGAGTTTGAAGGGAACAACCAAGGACAACGGCGCTGAATCCTGACCGGAGGCAGCAGCACGTTTTGCATGTTCATCCAGTTAACTGCTGACAGTTGAAACAGCGATTCCGTGCTCTGATCCGGCGGATTTACGATGCCTTGAAACAGCACCGCGGTGTCTGATGTGGCAGCCGACTCGATTAGATTGTAAAAGAGAAAAGTTACGGTCAGGGTTGATCCCTTCCACCCAACGGATCGCTCGATCTCCGAGAAGTAGGAATCGGCATTGGCCAACGAGAGGGAAATCCTAGGAATAGCGTCCACACCCTGATCTGAGGAGGTCTGAACGGAGAACACATTGTGTTTCATTACGCGCGGCGCATAGGTGCTGCCGTTGTAAGTGACCTGGTGGGTACTCCAGAATTCCTGCTGCCCATTTTGTAGGACACACTGAAATAGCAATAGCGGTGTATCCGTGACCGCCATTTCTTTGAGATCATAGATACTCAACATTAACGATATCCAGCTCGCAGGAGTACCGGCCAGGGCCGGCGGCGGTGAATGTGAGTGCGTCGTCCCTGAACCGGGCGTTCGGGTAGACGCCACCGGTCTCGGCCGTCTGTTTGTAAAGTGAGGCCGCCGGCTGGACCTCCGCCTGAAATCCAAAGACGTTCACCGCGCTGCCGGGATCGAGCGCGACGCCGAAACTGATTGTGTCGCTGGTGTCTTGTAACTGCCCGGCGGAAGTGGCTCGTGTCCACTGAGGACCGATCTCGACGGCCTCAATCGTAGCGCCGCGAACTAACCACAGTCGTGGGCTCTGCTCACTGCATGCGTATACACTCAGACAGTAATCGAGCGATGCCGGCGCGTTGATCGACTGCTGTAGTATCAAAGTGGCGCCGGTCGGATTGCTCACCCGGTAGGCGGCCGTTCCACCGAATGGGTCAGAGATTCCCACGGTCAAAGTCAACAGCGGATCCGCCTGCCAAACCGGTTCGCTCTGCTGCTCGCTCCATGCCAGCAAGTTATCGGCCGGATCCAAAAAGGTGAAAGGCGTCAGGCTTCCTTCGACGGCTTGAAAGAGAGCCTCCAGCGCCGCCAGTTCTTGGTCGCTAAGCTCCTCAAAAGAGAGATGCCATTCCGTGATCGCCGCGCCGGGATCGGCCAGTTTGACCTGGTAACCGTCCCAACTCTGATTGACTACCGTCCGGGCTGTGCGTTGCCTCGCGACTGGGAATTGGCCCGTCGCGCCAGAGGACAGTTGTGGGAAATAAGGCATCTCAGGTCCTATTTTCGCAAACCGTAAGTGTAGTCTTCCCTCGCATCTCGCCACTTACCGTGAAGCTGAACGCGTCCTCCATCAGGCTGCAGTTGGGGTAGATCGTTCCGTCCCAGGGATCCGTAAACGAAAAGGCTCCAAATTTTCCCTGGTTTGAGGTGAAGAATTGATCGAAGTTTGCCAGTTCGGACTCATCCAGTAAATCAAGCGGAATCGTCCATTGGTGCAACACGGACGGACTGTCACGAAATCGCTGCTCCGTACCGTCCAGAAAACGGATGATGTCCGTGTTGTATAGCAGAGTTCTTTTCGCCGGATATTGCATCACGGCGCCGGTCTTCAGTGTCGGGAACATAGCGTCAAAGGCTCGTAATAGCGTCGTTGATCGGATTCATGTTCAACATTGCCTGCCGCACCGCCTGCGCGATATCGTCGCTGTGATCGAGGAATGACTGGCTGTCCATCGCTTGCACCTGGACGGTGATTTGGGTCGTCCCACTCGATCCGCCCCCAGGAGTCGCCCGCGGCAATCCACTCTCACCCCAAGTTACGTTCTGGTTGTTCGTGGTGGTCTCAAGACTCAGGGATGGCGGTAGCGAGAAAGGTACTAGAGGAGCAGGTTGGGATTGCCCCCCGCTAAATAACCCCGAGAAGAGTGAAAACAGCGGCATCAGGCTGAGCCCGCCACCGAGAAACTCGCTGGCTGTGTTAACTGCGCCAGATACGGCTCCGGCGGCGCTCGACCCTTTGGACTGACTTTGGACCAACGCTTCTGTATTGGCGGACGTGGCCGCCGTCTGTGCGCCAATGACTTGAGCGGCTTGTCCAAGAGCATCAATCAATGCGCCGTCGGTGGTCGCTGATTGGCCGCCCGCCTGGCCTCCATTCGCCTGGCTGAAGACCGCCTGCAATGTTTGCTGCGAGCCACCGGTCGGGGCACTGGCCGCCTGCGTGACTTGGCTTAAAGTTTCCGCGAGTCCCCCGCCCGATGAACCGAATCGCTCGCCAAGCTGTCCGCCGGAAGCCCGCTGGAAGGCGGCTAATATTGTCTCTTGCAGTGAATTAGGCATGTCTTCGTCGCGGCGTTCGCCCGCTGTTACGGCCTCCGTCGTCGGGCGCGGCGGAAGCTTCCGCGATCTCGTGTTCCAGTATCAGAAATGCTTCTACCTCGCGCGCACCCAGACCCTCAATTCCTCGTTGGCCCAACTTACGCCGGACCAGATACTCTTCCAGCCAAGCCATGCTCTGTGCCGTGATGTTTGACTTGGGACAGGTGGTTGTTGACGCCTTGGCCCTGGCCCACACGATTCGCGCCGGCGTCTCTAGCGCGGCTGGTGACCACCCGCATCGTCGTTTGGTCTCCAGGCCGGCTTTACGGCAGCTCGCGCACTCCCAGCCGGCCTGATTCGATAATTGAAAATGGAGGGCGACAATTAGTTTTTTCTTTCTTCTTCGGAAAGTCCACACTGTTGTTTGACCGCAGCCAGAGCTTCCCGGAAGAGTTTCTCGGGGCCGCACTCTATCAGCGATTCCGGACTTGCCGGCTGGCCGTCGAGTTCTAGGCCTGTAACTTCCTTCAAGCCCCACAACAGGTAGATACGGTCGATCTCGGAGGACAGTAGCGCCGCTTCCATTTTCTCGTTGGCGGTACCGCCGGCGTCCATAAACTCCTTACGCGACGCCAATTCGCGAATGCGTCGAGTCAGTTCCACGCGGCGCCCAAATGACATTTTCACGACCGTATACTTCACACCCGGCACCGCAGTCGAATCTATAGTCTCAAATGTGGTGTATTCCATGTGCTTACCGGTTATCCAAAGGCCACAACCAGCTCGTCGTCTGTTGTACCTTGGGCCCTCGACCCCTGGAATTTCCATTGCAGTCTGTTGCCGCCGTCATCGAATTCAGGCACTACAGGTACCACATTGCTCAAATACACACCCATCACCTGGCCTGTCTGCTGGCCGAGCTGAAACATGATACTTATAGGTGACTGTGCACGCGCCGCCTGATATAGTCCCTGCGTTGCCTCGTCATCCAGTTGGTATAGGTTGAAGTCTGCTGTCACGGATCGTGGTCCCGGTGCTATCGCTTGCGGCAGGTTCGTTCCGAACTCCTTCGATCGCATGTCCAGGGCGTTGTCCAACTGGAATGTCCCGCTTGTGATTGTGTAGAACTGGCCGGGAGTACCGCCGAGCCATGCCTGGCCCATGTTGCCCGGTACGATTGTGTAGTCGAAGCCTCCAATCAGCGGCTCGGTCGGGAAGCTATTCAGTTGGCCCATACCCTCCGAGAAGCTTGCACTGTCCACTAAATCCTGTGCGGATCCCTCGAACTCGAACTGATGAAAATCGCCGTTTATTGTCACCGTCATCCGATTCACGGCAGCCCCGCAGAGTATTCGCTGTAAAGCCGTACTCGGGTCCCAATAATCGAAAATGCTCACGCTAGGCAGCTCGGTTGCAGGAAAGTAAGAGATGCTTGGAGCGATTTCGGCTCCTGAGGTCGGCACAGTTGAGAACGGCGCGTTCAATTGCACGACCGTCTGGCTTGTGACTACTGTAACAAACCTGATTTCTCCGTTGCACGAAACACCTTGACCGACCGTCAGCCCATGCGCCGACGTGAACATCAGAGAAGTACCGGTCGAGCCTGCCGCCGCTGTCCCTCCCGGATACAGAACTGGCGTAGCCCCCATGCCGGCTTGAAACAACGGCCCATACGACGGCCCATCGCTCTGCCCTCCCCACGCCGTCATATAGGTAGTCAAACTGAAACTGGTCGCCCGGCGCAGTCCCGTTGGCAACCCTACAAAGGTCCGGCTACCTGTTTTGTCGCGCCGATTCGTCTTCTCCGACTGGTTTTTGGCCGTTAGCTTCACTGCAGGAATCCGACGCTGCGCCGTAATCACCGGCGTCTGTCCGTAATTGCTTTCCAAGCCGGTATAGAACCGATTGGCATTCGATGAGATATAAGATGCCATAACCTAGTTACTCACTCCCACTTCAAAGGTGACCTTGCCGATTTGGATGAAGTTTTGGCCGCCATGCTTCACCGGCCCCAAAACGGCCTCGTAACAGCCGGCGTAGAACATCCCCTCGCCCCAATTGCCCCGATTTTCATCCAGCACCTGGGTCACGGCGTCAACGTATGTTTGCAGTTGAGTCTCGATGCCATCCAGTCTGTCCTGGGAGACCCGTACCTCGATCGCCATCATTGCCTTGCCGGAGAAGCTCCGAAACTTCTCTTTTAGTTGATTGACAATTCTCTCGCAATAGACATTGACGGTGGGGTACAGCGTATTCGTGCTTCGCTCGGCTAGTTCGACGGATGCATTTTGTGCACCAATCTGGCCCAGCCCAACTGCCGGCGCAGTCGCGTTTTCGGCTTCGGCCAGCGTTGCGAGGCAGGCGTTCAGTCCCTGCGGAGCCGTGAGTAAAGTAACTACCTGCGTTGTAACGGTACTGCCGACCCATGCCATATTTAGCCTCTCTGGATGACGCGCGTCAGCGGGCGGAAACAGTCGGGTGGTTGGCCGGATCCAGGCGGCGGTCCCAATGTGGACACGGGTCCTGCCTGCACCCAAACCTGGCCAGCCGCTAGGGGCGACGTATTCTGTAATGCCATCGCTGTCGGCGACAAGCCCACATACACGTTCCAGGCCGTGGCATTCGTTGGCTGATTCATCGGCTGCACCACAAGCGCCGTACCCGCAGTGATCGCAAGCGTACTCGGGTTGCTCGGCTGGCCTTCTTCGCTCTCAGAGTTAAGCCAGGATACGCTTGCCCAATACGTCGTTGCAGCTTGCCCGCCGGGGATTGATGTAAGTTGCGGCGGCGTTGCTTGGGGTATGGGATCCGATACGGTACCAAGTCCACTTTCAATCAGCTTGTTGATCGCCCACCTCGATAACTGTTCAAATTGATCCCGCTTGCCTTTGTAACGGTCGTTCAGCTGGTTGAAATACACGTCCTGGTAGACCAATTTTAGCGTCTGATAAACATGCCAGAGCTGTAACGGTGGTGTCACCACGATGTTGCTCAACTGCAGGTCCGGTTGTAACCAGAACTGCCAATCGTAACAGTTAGTACGCTGCAACAGAGTCGTTAGCTCGATCCCCAGTTCTTGCTGCGCTAGCGTCATTTTTTCGCTGAGATTGACATTCTCCACCTGCGCCGTCGTTAATACAGACGAATCCTGATTCAACAGATCCTGGATTGTCGAAATCACATCAGTGAATAATGCCATTGAAGTTCCTAATCCTTGCTCGGCTGGCCTTTCAACCTACGCAGTTCATTGGGCGAGATAACCGTGAACTGCAGACGCGATGCGGCCGCGAGTTGGTCTGCCTGGCGCTTAGACTCGGCCTTCTCTTCCTGAAATTCCCGAGCTTCCTGCGGCGTGGCCACGCGGGCGGCGCCCTCCACGATCATCTTGGCGGCGATCCGCCTCGACACTTCGGTTCGTACTCCGGGCCGCCCACCGTCCGGTGTCTCAAGGCTCACTACCAGTACAGCCGGATCTTTGAGGTTGTTCTCGGCCTCTCGTATCTTTTTGTAATAGATCTGTAGGTCCATGTTTCAGTCTCTCCCGTGTTGCACACAGAACGCCGTGCACTTAATCCGGCGACCACTGCGACTGGCCGCCGGTCGTATCGCCCCTGATGCAATCTACGAATTAACTTGCACGCCGAAGTTGTTCCGGATCACCGCGCAGCCGTACAGCACATCAACGGTGAATTGTTGAGCCAGCGTGTTCGGCTGGTAGCTCATCACTACGCGCATACCGAAGTTGCCCATTTCGGCGTAATGTGCTACCGCGCCCGTACCGTACAGCGGCTGCGGCAATCTCCTTATAACGAGGCCAATCGCATTCTTTGTAAAAGCGACGTTATGCGTCGTCATGGGTGAGCTGCCGGTATAGGAAATGTACTGCGACCGCATCACGTAAAAGTCCTTGATTTTGCCTACCGCGCCGTCAATCAACGCCCGAAGCCCAGCCTCACCGGCGGTCTGGAATTCACTGAAGCGCTCAATTTGCCGCAACTGCGAGTAAGTCGCCGCGTCGACGATCAGATACTTAGGTTCCGACGGCGGAACCTTTGCGCTAAATAGAGCGCTTTCTGCCTGATCGATCACCGACTCAACCAATGGCGTTCCCGGAGTGCCGACCGGGGTGTTTGCCGTTAGGCCGGCGTAAAGGCTCAACAGGCTTGTCTCGATACTTTCCGCTATTGCCACCACCGCCGGCTGCATGTATACTTGCAGTAAGTCAGGAACCGCCAGCACTTTCGTCACGTCCGGTATCTGGAAAGTAGCTTCTGCGTGCGTGTTCAACACAATCTGCGCATTACCCAAGCTCGGGTTCTGCGGCTGAACTGTCCCGCCTTCAGCGATGTTATTGGCCACAAGAACGGGCGGAATTGGAACGTTGACTGTGTCGCCTGCCTGAGCCAGAACTGGTTCGTAGTCGCGGTTGACCAGGTTTCCCATGACTAGGTTCCCGACCAAGGCGGGCAGAGCGTCTGCCGCCACCAGCTTGACAATCGCGCTGGCCACATTAGCTGATGTAATTGTCCCCATGCATTCTCCTTGTGGAGCAGGCTCTCCTGCCTGTCCTTGTGAAAATCAGGCATTCCTGCCTGTCCTACTTATATGCCCCGCAGGTTTTGCGAAGCCACCCGCAGAATCTCCTTGCGGACGCGTTCCATTTGTTCTGGACTCATTCCAGGCCGGATTCCGTCCATATCTACGTTTTCCGAGGTTTCCCGCGGCGCCTTGTGAGCTGCCGTGATCCCGGATCCCCCGGAAATCCTGGCGGGCAGAAACTCCGGATTCTCGCCAACGAAACTCGTGAGGTATTCCTTCAGCGGCACCTCGCCGTTGTCACCGTGCGCGAGAAGACGCCCGTCTTCGGAACGAAAGACTTCGTCTTGCACCGCCTTATAAGCGAGATCGACTTTTGCCACGCCCAGCCGTTGCAGCTCTGCCTTGATGGCTGATCCTCGCTCGGCCTGTTCGGCCGCCTGCCGGCTGCGTTTACTCTCTTCTTCCACCTCGCTGAGCCGTCGTTCTAATTGCTCGCGACGTTTGCGTTCCTCCAGCAGTTCGGTCTTGTAAGCAGGCTCGCTCTTCGCCTGCTGCTCCTGCAGGAATTCTTGTATCGCCTGCTTCACAATCGCTTGCACGTCCGTGTTTTCCATTCGCAACCTCTCTGCATTCGTAACTGCCGCTGGCCGTAAGCCGTCCTGTAGGCGGCTCGCGCCTACGCGTGCTCTAGCGCCTACTGTTGCGCCTCGATTTCTTGCGCGATCTGTGTCTTGATCTCCTGCCGCACGTCAGACAGAAACTTGAAAGCTAGTTTTTTGAAAACCTGTTTCTTCAGCGTTTCCGACTCAATCCCCATGCTCAACAACTTCCGTGCGTCGTCCAGCTCGTTGCTGAAGTCGCCGATGTCGAACTCATCCAGGCCGGACACATCGATAGAAATCGTGTCCTGCCGCGCCGCGGCGATGGCGCGCAGAACTTGCTTCAAACTTTCCTTAACCGCGTCTCCGTAGGCTCGCAGCACTTCATGAGTAATACTGAAATCCCGCTGTTTGCTGGCGCCTGATTGGCGTTGACTCCCGGAATCCGGATCTGCGGCGTGCGTAAGCAGGTAACAAACCCTGTAGATTTCATCTTTCAGTTGCACAAGGTTGTCTGCAGCGATCTGGTATACCTTGCCCTCCGGCTCCGTCCAGCCGAACCGGTCGCCCGGGGCCAACTGAATGAAGTACGACTCGCCTACGATTTGGTTCCATTCCCGCTCTGAATAAATAACGGGCGAGGCAAATAGCCCCATCGTGAGGGCCCAACCCAGCGCATTTGACTTATTGAAATGCTCTAATTGTAGGAGCGCTGCTTTGTTCATCAGCCAGAGCCCTTCTGTCACGCGCAGCGGAAATACAGGCACGCGATTCAGGCTGGCTAACCCGTGTAGCCCTTCATCGACCAGCCGCAGATCCTTTTCCTTCACTTGCTCATACACTTGATAGTGCTGGCGGTCATAGTGGATCCACCGTGTTTCGCGTGCCCAGTCAGTCTCGGTGACTTTTGATTTTCTGAGCGACTGTGTACGAATAACGGCCCATTCGAAGCCACCCCGGTCATCGTAGCTCCAGTTAATAACCTCTTCCGGCGAGTAATCCACCAGGTACGCACGTGAACGCCCTGATGCGTCCTCTTCCGCGCGATTATTCACTGCCGTCGACGGCCGCGGAAAATCGACGACAATATAACTGCGGCCCTGCACCAGCGTTTGTACAATCCGCTGGCGAAAAAACTCCGCCAGGCTCGTGCCTTTTAAATCGCAATCCTCTGTAAACTGATTGTAGAAGTCTTTGGCGGCATCGTCACTGCCGTCAAATAGCAGAACGGGCTCGCGACGCATCAACGTCGCGGCATACCAATCGATGATTGAGCCGATATAGTTCTCGTAAAATACCCGGCTGAGCCGTTCGGCATATATCTCACTCGGCTCCTTGTGCCGCCGGATCAAATACTCGTAGGCGCTCTCGCGCATTTGTTCGCCGCCCGCGTACAGATCACGGTATTTTTTCCACATGACCTTCCTGGCGATGTATTCCGGGTGTTCCCGGTCTATGTTGATCATCTATGCCTCAGATCAGCCTTTCGTGTTGCTCGCCAATCGCCGCCTGCGGTCGGCATTCCTGCCACAACAGGTAGCCCAATGCATCGGAAAGATGCGTGCGGCGTCGGTCCTTTTCCTTGTCAATGGCATTGCTATCCGCTTTGTACGACACCTGTTCAAAGTCTTTGATCAGCTCCTTGCACCCAGCGTTCACATAAAGCCGGATGTCCCCCGTCGCCGACCGTAACTTTGCATTGGTTAGCATTATTCTTTCGCGCACACTCGGATTGGCTTTTGGAATTTTATATGTTACCCGGACTTTGTAACTCGTCCGGAAATACTCCCGAACGATCTGGTAATCCGAAGTTCCAGTCGTCTGCACGCTGTTCCCGGACGCGTCGCCATAGATAACTACCCCACTCCGATGGAAAGGAAAACGTTTTTCAAACTCTTCGCACGCTTCGTGTGTGCTGGCGTGGCGGATCGAAATCTCATCCAGCACAAACACCGTCCGTCCCTCGATCTGCGCCACTACTGATGACATTGGATCGACATTGAAGTCTAGCGCCCACAACAATGGAAGGTTCTGATTCGGCTGCACGGCTTTCACATGGTCGTTGCGGCTGAAGGAACTGTACACCAAACCGCCTTGCAGATTGACATATAGTCCGAGCACCTCCTGCTGATAAAACGTCTCGTCATAGCTGCCTTTGAGCCGTTCGTAGAAGTCGGGGACCTTCTCCAGAAGAAATCGATTTTCCCCGGGTTGCGCGATGATTGCTTTGTATCCCGGCACGGGATCGGCGATGAATTTCTGATAGACCCAGTCGTACCCCTTCGGCGTCCATACTGCGAAGCCGCACAACTGTTTTGCTTCGGGATCACGCAGGCGCCCCTCCAGCCGCAGCCAGGCTCCGGCCGGCGAATAGGTCAACTCGTCGAGTCCGAACCAAGCGAGGTTGGTGCCGCGTAATCGCTCGAAGTCGTCTACTGGCCGGAATATTATGCGTGAGTTATTATCCCTGATGGTCAGCAGATTCTCCGCTTTGTTGTAATCGTACGGTATGTTGTCGTCTTCCAGAATCGCGAAGAGCGCCGTCTGTGTGGCGTCGCGCAGCATCGCATAGGTTGGCGCGCCAATTAATCCCAATCTGCCGCCGTTTATATAACTGAGCCTGATCGCTTCGTGACAGAGCGCCTGGCTTTTGCCCGACGCGATCGGCCCCGAGAAGCCCTTGAATCGGCATTCGCAGCCATGAAAGGCCCTCTGAGAAGGAAGCGCATCGTAGGCTATTCTTTGGTTACAGACACCGTCTTCGGAGGCTCTACCCATGTGACCCTGACTTCACGCGGCTCGTCGTGCTCCAGTTCTTTTTCGATCTGCAGTAATCGGAGCAGGTTCACGAGCGCTGGCCTGATCGTCTCTGGCTGCAATCTTTGCTCGATGCTTTCGATCGCTTTCTTTACGATCCGCGCCCTCCGTCTTTGTTGCTCGGTCAT